GTGATGGTTTTTTCTTTCATTGCTTTTCTTTCTCCGGCGGCTCCAGCAGCGGCACCCACAAGTGTCATTGCTTCCGCCCTCATTCATGGTACATACGCTTGTTGCGGTCCCACTTCATCGTGACCGGGTTGCCGCACTTGCAGGGCACCGTGATTTCGGGGTCTTCCAGATTTGTGCGGCCGCGGGCTTCAAAGTCACAGCAGGGGCAGGTGAACTCATACCGTGTCAGGTTGTCCAGCTGAACTTCCCCGCCGCAACGGCAGGTCACACTGGCGCTGGGTTCCCGCAGGAACCGGCCAAACACATCCCCGCATTTCGGGCAGCGCAGGCGCAGGACACCGTAGGCCGTGCCTTTGGGGATTTCTTTCCGCTGAACACGCTTAGGCTCTGCCCCCGCAGGGGTGCTTGCCTTTGCCTTTTCCGGGATGCCGCCGGTCAGCGCACAGGCGGCAGCATTGGTGCTGACCTCCCGCAATGCCCGGCTCAGGTCAGATTTGATGCTGTGGATCTCCGCCGCATCAGGTGCGGCCTTGAGTTCCTCGTGACGCAGGCAAAAAGTAATCAGGCTCAGCTTCACAGCGCTCTGCTCCAGACGCTCCAGTGCAGAAACAGGGATAGCCCCCATAGTTTTCTCATTCATCGTTTTCAGTCCTTTCTTCATTTTTCTTGCAGTCCTGAACGGCATTGCAAGGTTCATCACAGGCTTTGCAGCACTTATCACAGTTCGGGTGTGCCGCCTTGCAGTAGTCACAATCCGACCACTTCTTTTCATCAGAGCCGTACTCCCGGAAAATCTTGTGGGTGCCGTCCCTCAATGCCTGCTCATCGTCGCTGATCTCATACCCCAGCGCCGTCAGCATTTCATAGGTGGCATCCAGTGTCGGATTTTCCCGATAAGAGTACACATATTTCTGGCGCTCAACATTCCAGTCCTTACTCCAGTAACCGCAATAGCTGCTGTCCATCGAAGAATAGGCAAGCGCCAGCAGCACCTTTTCCGGCATCGTACCGTAGACCCCATCTTCATCCAGAATTTTGTACCAGTCCTTGCCGGAACTGTCCACAAATTCCTGCGACAGCTCCACACCGAGGATGTTTCCAATCAGCGTCAGGTCTAAATCAAAATTATCGTCTGCGGCGCAGGCCATGTAGCAGGCAATAGCCGGGAATCCCTTTTTGCAATCGGTAGGAGTCAGCTCCACTACGAATTCACGGCGGAGATTGAACATAAGTTCCGTGATGTTGTGGAAGCTCTCCATAATCATGCGTTCTTCCTCACGGGCGGCATCCCTCTTTGCCTTTTCGGCATCCTCGGCTTCTACATCGCGGGTCTTGTAAAGGTCAATCTGGATGTCACCCACCTTGTAAAAATACTGGACATGATCTGCATCTTCCGGCACAACAACATCTTTTGTGATATTCCACTTGCTGTACCCGGTAACGTGTTCATGGGTCTGATAATTAACACTCGGGTCCTCAACCGCAAATTTCTTGAGTTCTGCAATCCATTCAGCTTTGCGGTGTTCCCACTTCTGCTTTTCCAGAATGTCCTGCATCACCCGGCGGAAGTTCTGAGTACCAAGAGCTTCCAGCGCCTTATTTTTGCCCTCGACGCTCTCAATC